CGCTTGGTGTCGGTTTAGACGGCGAGTTGGGGCTGAACTCAACATCTAGACCGCTGGATATAACAGCAGAGCCGACAAACAACCTGCCGTAGGCGATTGGTACAGGCAAACCTTGCTTTGCCGTGTTGACGATGCCGCTAAAACTAAATGATTCCAGCTTGGCTGCATCGCGCCCGCGTTCAAAAGACGAAAACTGCGGTGTTGGCGAAATGGCTTGGGAAATGCCGCTAAAAATTAAATACGCTCCTAATCCTCCGACAAGAGTTGACGCTGCACTCAACGCTGCTGTAGTAAAAAAACCAGTAGCTGTTCCGGCAACTAAAGCTGTGCCTGTTGTGGAAGTAAAGGCACCAGCCCCTAAGCCTAAAAATCCCGCCCCTAAAGGCGCCGCAACAATCGCCAATGCAACCAAACCTATGCCAGCCAAAATTTGCCCCGCGCCTTGCCCTGCACCAGCAATAACCGGAGTAATGCTAAAAACTTCGCGTTCGCTAAAAGGACAAACAATTAGCTGCACGTTATTGTCAACGATTTTTTCCTTGCCGATAGTAACGCGGTAACCTACACCGTTCTGTTCACTATCAATCAACCACTTTTCAAGACCTGGAAAGTTGACGCACAACGCTTTCAGCACTTGGGCTGGCGTATCGGCGTCGAACTCAAAACGGCACTGCCCCAACTTTTTGCGGAGTGCGCCGTAGACCTTAACGACTTTCATGCCGCAGGGCGCAGGCGGTGCTTTTTACATAGTAGCTGCCATACACATCACGGCTACTGAGTCGTCCCTGCAAATGATGCAGCACGAGCTGCTCGCCTAAGTAAATGGCGGCATGGTTTGGCAGCGGCGAGGAGAACTGCATCAAGATGGCATCGCCATACTGCAGATCCTCAAACGGAATCTGGCGAAAGCCCTCGTTGGCAAAGTTGTCCATGTACAGACTCTCGCCTCTTGTCCAAAACTGGTCGCGGCGGTCGTAGTCCCGCAGATCCAATCCGAACTCGCGCTTGTACCAGTCGCGGCACAGGCTGTAGCAATCCACGATGCCGAAGACAAACTCGCGCCCCACGTAGGGCAGTTCAAAGCCTCCCGGCTCGCAGTAGCCCCATTGCTCGGTCTGCGGATTGATGACGTGCCAAGGCAAGCCGGATTTTTCGCAAGCAACGCGATCAGCTTGCGACGGGGCGTGGTTCGTTTTGGGATGGCTGTGGACGACTGCCACGATCTCGCCCAGCTCCTCGATTTCGACATACTGCGCCGCGTCAAGGACAAAGTGCTCGCTGGGGGTATCTGCCAAATTGCGGCAGGGGAAATACCGCTTACGACCTTTGACGACCGCAACCAAACCGCATGATTCCTTAGGAAATTCGGCTTGTGCGTGCTCCAGTGCTTTTGCCTTAAGGCTGTCCGATAACTTCATGAGATAAGACCGGCGGACGGGAAGCTGCCGAAGGGTAATTCCGCTGTCTCCCCGAATCGCAACTTGCACGAGCTGAGCCGCTTGCCGCAACGGTCTTCGGCCAACACGCCGACAGTGTTGTCGTTGACATCAAAGTAGTTGCTGCCTGTGTAGCCGCACTCACCGCTTCGGTATTGCCACTGGCAGATGTTGGCGATGATTTGACGCTTGGGAATCATCACGCCAGCGAGGTCGAATTTGCTGGCCAACTCGAAGCTCACCGAGTCGCGGTTTTCGCTTGCTTTACGGTCTACGTACCAGACCTCATCGGGGAACTTGGCATGTGGGTCTGCGGCGGCTTCGCCATCAAGGTATTTCTTGAGGGTGCGGATGCGTTTGACGGTGGCGCCACCTAGGTCGTTGCCGGGTGTGGTGGCGTTGACCAGCAACAGCAGCGTGGTAATGGTGCCATCCAGGTTGCTGATGGTCAGCGTGGGGCGCGGGAGCGTGCCGGTGTTGCTGTACTCAAAGCCGTCAGCCTTGACGGGCAGGCGGGCGTAAGCGTTGCCGTTCCAGGTGATGTTGCCGGTGACGTTGGCGTTGCAGCCGTTGTGCCAGCGGTAAGTGTCGCTGCTGCCGTGCAAGGTTGTGTCCAGCGTCATCTCAAACAGTTCGATGATGGCGCTTGGTGCCAGTGCGGCCAGCTCCTCATAGACGCTGCTGATCGCTGTCCAGACAACCGTGCCATCGGTGATGGTGCTGCCAATGTCGGTTGGCCAGGCGGGTTGGGTGCTGGAGCTGGTGCCAGCTGTGGTGCATTGGAAGACGAGGCCGGATGCCTGCAGGCTGGTGGCGCGAACAATCGCACCAACGGCGTAAGCGGTTGAACTAGCCCAGGCTGAGTACGCCATCAGGGTTCAAATACTTGGCGGAAGGTGACGTCGATTTTGCTGCGCTGGAAATCGAACAGTTCGCGGGTCCAGCTGGGGCAGATCCACTTGTAGGACGTGGTGGTGTCGGGTGGGGTCCAGTCGAAGCTGGCGTTGTCGGCGGCGCGGTCGTTTAGGAAGGTTTCGATGATGTCAGCGTCAGCGTCGGTGACGTTGAAGCTGAGGCGCCACTCCTTCGGGTTTTGGTTGAGGCCGTAGGTCAGGCGCTGTTGGTAGCCGTCGCCGAATTGGACCGTGCGGACGTTCGGTTGGCTGGTTTTGTTGGCCGAGTAGGTCGGGTTGTAGCTGGGGAAGGTGGCCATTAGGCGAGCAAGCCTCCGGGGCGTTTTTGTTTAATGAGTTCTTGCTGGACCGCGATGCCGATGGCTTTACCGAGCTGGTTGGCCTGGTTGCCATCGCCTTGCACACTAGACCCGCTGGCGTCTACGTTCACCACGACGTTGGCGCTTCCCATCCCAAGGCTGTCGTTGGGTACGATACCGCCGCTGCGGCCTGGGACGAACAACTCGGGGCCTTTTTCGCCGACGATGTAGGGCGAGCCAGCAGATACGGGACCGCCTGCTGCTCTGAATCCAATAGGGCCAACCCCAAATCCGACAGCAGGATTTAATTTGCCCGCAGCGGCCGTAGCACCCCCAAGACCCATTCCGCCGCCGGGGAAAAGGTTAAGGACACTGTTGAGGATCGTCATTTCGATCCACTTGGCGATGATCTGGGCCGCCATGTCAAGGAAGCGGTCGGCCACGCTTTGGAAGAAGCTGGCGAGGGCTTCCTGGGCGGTCATGGCGCCAGAAATGACGCCTTTGAACGAGTCACTGAACGCTGCGCCTATACCCTCGGCGGCTGTTGTTATTTGCTGTATAGGATCTAACAGCGTATTTAGTTCACCTTTAACACCTATAAAGGCGTTTTGTAGACGCTTTTCTGGAGACTGTTCGGCCGTGGCTCCAGCTATTGCAGCGCCTCTAGCAGTACGCAATCTATCTCTACGCTCTATTAAAGATTCAAGCAAGGCTTGTTGATTAAACAAGGTTTCGTTTTCTGCTTTTAGCGCTTCGAGCTCTGCAATTTGTATGTTAAGAGCCCCCACTGCGGGATCATACAGCTGTTCGATCTTCGCTAACTGCTCGCTAAGTGCTGGAATTGTTCCGTTCAAAATGCTGTCATTGTACGTTGCTTGGTAAATAATCAAATCGTTTTGCGCCTTAACCATCTGGTTAAGCGGTGCAATAAAAGCCTGTTCAATACTTGCAAGCAACTGCAACCTATTACGATCTTCGTCTGTAAGTTGTTGGGCTGTTTGCAGTAATTCTTGATACGCAGCAATTTGGCGGGCCACGGAATCGTTTGCTGCATCTATACCGCGTGTATCCGCACTCAAAGCGGGTAGCGCACCCATGCCTGGGATTTTGGATGGCACCTGAAGAAGTTTTTGTCCTTGCGCGGCTTGTGCTTCAGCCGGGGCTAAACGAGCCAGTGCAACGTCGTTAGCTTTAATTAGTGAGTTGTAAAATTTTTCGGCGTCAGTCGTTAATTTGCCTTGTGCCCGAACCAGTTCACGCTGAACTTTGGTTTGCTCTGTATCTGCTTCAAGCTGGGCGCGTACTTTAGCCAGCTCTATTGATACCGCTGCTATTTGACGCCTGTAATTTTTAATGGATATTTCTTCGTTCTCTCGGTTAATATCTTTATTGATTCGTGCAATTTTTACGGTGTTATCGTAGTTTGTGCGTGCAATAGTTTTGGCAACATCTAATTTATACCTTTCGTTTTCTACATCAAATTTTAGCATTTCTAGCTTAAACTGTCGTTCATTATTGGCGGCCTCGTTATTTATTTCTGCCAATCCAGTTCTATAGTCATCTACTGCGTTCATCAGAGTGGTAGCCGCATCTGCACCTGGAGCAGCCATAAGTTCGCGCTCTTTTGAGGCATTTCTGGCTATTTCAATACGAATATCGCCTTGCTTTTTCAGCAGTTCCAGTTCTTTTCCTAAAGCTTGCACCTGGGTGTCGAACGCTTTTCTTTGTAGCTGCTCGGTCAAGTCAAACTGTTGACGTTGTAGCGCCAGCACCATATCTGCATATTGCTCCGCGTACTGTCTTTTTTTATCGTTTAAAGTTCTCTCCAGCTCGGCCAATTCTGTGTACAACTTTTCGCCGTCTTGTAGCCGGGCAGTCAATTCTTCATTACTAAGTTTGATGTTTGTCTGAGTTTGTTTTTTAGCAAGTGCTTCGTATTTTGCGATAATCGGCTTTTGCGCTGCTTCTCCTCCGCTTAAAGAAGCAAACATTTCTTTTTGGAACTGCGCTGCTTGTTCTGGCTTTAAGTTTTTTGTTATAGTATTTACGTTTGATTGTGATGCGGTAGACGGGGCAAATTTAAGTACGTCAGCAATAAACTGTAGCAAGCCGGCTAAGGGACCTGCTAAGGCTACTTGCAGTTGAAGATTTAAGTCTGCCCATGCTCTGTTGAGCTTAGAAGATGCGTCACCTAAATTTTGAAGACTTGCTACGCCTTCATAACCAATTTTTTTGTTCAGCTCTTCTTGAACAACTTGGAGCGCCAGGGAGGACCGTCCGGCTTCCGCGTATTGCTTTGCCAGAAATTCTGTTTCTTTAGATGAGAAGAGCGCGCTGTCGCTCATGTGCTGGATTGTTGTATCCAGCGTCCGCACAGCTTCACCAGCGACACGCGCACCAGCAATAACACGGTCCACAATCGTGCCGATTGCACTGGTGACAATCGACATCATGGGGTTGCCGGGAATAAAACCGCCGGCAAAGCCGCCTACAACAGCGCCAGGGCCTCCTCCAAACAACAGCGGAAATGCACCACCAATTAGTGCGTTCTGAAGAGCACCTCCACGATTATCTTTGCTGGCAGCCCCGGCACCACCGCCTGGAGCAGGAGGTTTTGTTCCGGGTGGTTGCGCTCTTTGTGTATTTGCAATAGCTTTACGCAACAGCAATTCGTTGCGAAGCCCGTTAAGAATTACGTCAATCTGATCTAATTCTGCTTTGGTTAGTTGGGCGCCTTCTGACTTGAGCTTGTTGTTAAGAGTTTCTAGGTGGTTAATTTCATGGTCGACTTGTAGCCCTTTAGCTTTGTACTCCAGAGCTTTTTGCTCCAGGATCAGGCCGGATCCAATTATGTTCTGCAGGCGTTTCTGCAGAGTTGTCTGGGTGTTAAGAGTTTGCTCTGCGGCTTTAGCTGCTGGGGCTTGAATCCCGCCTGTAGCCATCCAAGCAGCAGGAGATCCGGGGACAGGAGGAAGTCCTCCCGGACGTCGCCCGAACGTACTTTCAGCTGCCCCAGCAGTCATGGAGCTAGGGCGCATCAGCGCCTCTTCAGCGCGATTTTTGCGTTCGTACGCAATGCGTTGGTTTCTGAGTTCTACCGTTAAACGTTTAGCGACGTCCAGTTCGTTATTAGCTAAAGCCTCGCTGGCTTGCGCCAGTCGATTCTGCAGGTCTTCTTGCTGTGTTTCTTTTAACTTTGCCTGGACAATCTGTTGACCAGTTATAAGCTGCCTGTATTCCAAATCGGCTGCCTGCTTTGCAAAATTAGCGCGTTTTTGAAAAGCAGCTACGGTGTCTAACCGCGTTGCTGGACCGGCAGCAGAACTAATCCCAGATGTTTGTCCCGCAAGCCGGGCGGTACTTAAACGAGCGCCAGTACCCGCAATGGCTTCTTCTAAAGCCCTAAAGTCGTTTGAACCAATTTTTACAGTGTTTAATACATTTTCTAGTGCAGCTTGGTAAAAAGTTAGACCTTCTATTGTATCGGGTATACTTTTGCCCAGTGCTACTACGTCCTGCACATTCATACCGCTTACTTTCATATTTACACCAAACGCTTTTGCTTGAGTTCGGGCAAACTCGTTAGATACTTTGTTTGCGGCTACAACTGCATTTCTATACTGGTCTGTGCCAACGGTAGCGTTGTTAGCAATACTACGAAAAGTACTTAACTGCGAATTGAGTCCTGCTAAAGTTTTAGAGTACATATTTATTGTCTGTTCTGTTCCCCCAGCTGTTATTTTGAACTGCCGCGCACCTTCTTTTGCGCCGGCAAAACTTGCGACGAGATTTTCTAAATTTTTCTTGAGTTCTCTTGTTTTTTCGCTGCCTACCGCTTGATCGAATATGTTTCGTTGCTGTTTTATGCCTTGAATAAGAGTTTGTATTTTGCGTGCGCTACTTTCCAGCTGGTCAAGAGCCTGTTGACCTTTAACGCTTACTTCGATTACAGCGCCGTAGTTTGCCACAGATCGACGTTGAAGCCTTGTACAGCAGTCTACGCGCTAAAAAGCCGCCGGGGTTAGCGGCGGCGTTTGGCTTTGTCGAGTTCCTTTTGCTGGTCCTCGTTCAGGATTTGGAAGTAGGCGCTCCAGCCGAGCAATTCCTCGGTGGTCATCGTGGTGCTGATTTCGGAAAGGGTCTTGCCTAGCTCTTTGGCAACTCCGAATTGGAGCATGAGCCAGTTGTCTTTCCGAAGTTCGGCACTCAGGATTTTGGGTCGATTGGCTCCGCGTCGTCGGTCAGGATCGCCAGCATCAGGGCTTGCAGGTCCTTGTCCTTGACTTCGTTCTTCAGGACGTCGATTTCGCCGGGGCTGAAGATCTTGGCGCCAGTGTCGTCCAGGGCTTTGGTGATGAGCAGCTGGAGGGCGAAGGCGTTGGCGTCGTCAGACTTGGCCTGTTTTTGGGCGCGTTCGCGCTCGGCCATGGTCAGCGGGGTCACCCACATCTCAAAGTCGCTGCCGTCGCTAAGCGTGACGGTCTTTTTGGTAGGCTCCAGGTTGGCGGCCTTGCGGAGGCGGTCAATGGCGCGGACGGGAACAGGCATACAAAGTGCTTGTTTATCGTTTTAATGTAGCGGACTAGACAGCAAAAAGCCCCAGTTGCCTGGGGCCGTGTGCTGATTTTGAGTTGGATCAGGACTGGGAGAAGTCGAAGGTGGGGGTGCCAGCGGGGCGGAAGTTGACGGTCACCGATTGGGCGTCGTCGGGGTTGATGTTCAGGCTGGCGGAGGTCAGCACAGCGTCGAAGCTGATCGAGCGGCTGAGGGTCTCGCTCAGGCTGCCGCCGCTGAACACCCGGTCGGTGTACAGCTTGAAGGCGGCGCCGTCTTGCTGGCGCTGCAGCACGTCCTGGATCATGCGGTTGGACAGGGCGGCGTCCTCGTTGGTCATGTAGACCGTGGCGGTGCCGGTGCCGTCGCCGAAGCCGCTGATGTAGGTGCGGAAGGGCACGTACTGACCAGGGGTTTGGCCGATGGTGGTGACGTCGATTTCAGCGCGGCTGATCTCGAAGCTCCAGTCGCGGACTTGGCCCACAACGGCGAAGTCGGCGTAATAGACCTCGAATTCGTTGGGGGCAACGGCGGTGCCGTCGTCGGTGATGGCCAGGATGGTGCCACCGGCGCTGGTGGAGACGGTCAGCGCACCAGTGGCAGCGGTGTAGCTGAGAACGTAGTAGGTGGTGGCGTCAGAGATGGGGGCAGGCAGCGTGCCGGTGCCGGAGCCGCCGGTCTGGCTGTTCACCACGCGGAATTTCACGGGGTCACCAACCTTGAAGTTCAGGTAGGTCTCGACCGTGATGACGTCGGTGCTGATGTTGACGCCAGCTTCACCGAACGAACCGGTGGTGCCAGCGGGCTTGTAGTAGAGAGCGCCGGACGTGCCGGACAGAACGGTGGTGGCCATAGGGGCGTACCAATGAACGGTGTTTGGGGGCGGGCACTGCCCGGCTTATTACAGGTTAGCGCCTGTAATAGACATTACCTAGGACAACACAGTTGCCACGTAGGAGGTGTCGATGCGCCCCACAAAATGGGGGGCATCTTCAGTGGCGGAAAATGTGGGGCCGTTGATCTCTCCAACGCGGAAGAATACGCCGCTGGTTGTTTTAGCGGTGTTGTTCAGAGTTTCTAGGGCGTTTACTGCCGTGGTAAGAAGAGTTTGGTTGCGGGCGGGGCCGCGGCCTTTTTCGGTGAAAATACGAATGATTATCGCTCCACGGGCGTTATCGACGCTGGAGGTCAGCGTGGGTTCGTTGGTGATGCCGAAGGTGACGTTGACGCGGATGTATTCGGTGGTTGTGTTGGGTGGGACGGCGGTGATGTTGTCAAAATAGACCGGGACCGGTGGAACCAATGCGCCAAACGCTGTCAGCAGCGGGTTTTCGACGGCGGCGCGGATGGCTTGGTAGTTCATTAGTTAGTCCGTGCAAAGGCAATTCTGACGCCGTTTTCGAGGCTTTTTTGCATCCCGCCCCCGTTGGTATAGGTAACAAACCAATCTTGCGGAGCCGTAGCCCGGGAAGTAGGTTCACCTTCTGTAGGACCAATGTCAGTACGCATACGTCCGTAGCGACGGCCTTCGAGTACAACCGGACCTTGTGGCTCAGTCCCAGGGTCAATGAAATATCCCTCTTCTAAATCCATAGCTTGCATGGCGTAATCAGTGGTGTTTGTAATTACAAGTTTGGGGTTTCTATTTGTTGCGGCAACCGTGTCAGGTAACTGAGGTGTGTCGCGTATTGTGTAGGGGTAACTTCCCTGGGGGCCCCTTCCTACTCCGGGGGCGTCAGCCACCCAGCTGTTCGCAAATTCGCCACTCCACAAAGGACCTTCTTGGGCAAGGTCATTCATAATCTCCGCTGCAGCATGGCGTGCGGCACTTTGCACCTTACGACGCATATCTCTATTGAACTGACCTAGCGGGCTTGCCATTATTGCGGCCTCGCAATTAGGACGTGCATAACAGGGTTATCGCCGCGATAACTGGTTATTGAGATGATCTTGGCCTCGCGGGTAACTCCGGCCTGGGTGTACTGGATGCGATCGGCTTCAGTCGGGTAGTACGCTCCGAGTTCGCTGGTGCCAATAATGACTTTTATGTCGGTTGTCTGGTACAGACCTTCGGATTCGCGGGGTGTAAGGCGCGTGATAACCGCTTTGACCGTTACGGAAATGTCGGGGCCGAAAACGTTGCCGCTGGTTGGGTCGTAAGTGCGGGGCGTGGTGCTTTTGATAAACGTGATGTCCTGGCCCCAGTCCGCAAGGATTGAGGTCGGGATTGGGGCAAAAGTGTCGTCGATTAGGCCCATGTCACCCTCGGAAGAGGCGGACGGCGTAGTTGGCGGCGCCGCCCATGCAATAAGGGCCTAGGTAGGTCTGGAGCCAAGGGTAGACGTCGAAGACGTTGTTGATGACGCCGCTGGTTTGGCTGGTTTTGTTGTATTTGACTTTGAGTTCGCCCAGTTCCACTTGGTCATAGATGCCGGTGGTGCCAGTGCTGCCGGTGATGGCGTCGGTGTCGTTGGCGAAGGCGCGTGCCAGCTCGTAGGTGGCGGTTTTGATGCCGTCGGGGATCACGGTGCAGGCGAGATCAACGCCGTCCACCGTGTAGTTGTCGCGGGGCCACTTCAGGGCTTGGGTGTCGGTGCAGCGATCGCCGTAGAAGCTGAGCGCGTCGATCCAGCGGGTGGCGGAGATCAGGGCGCGGTTTTTTTGGTCGGTGGTCTTGCTGGTCCAGGTGCTGGAATCAGGCACCGTTTCGAAGTAGGTGTCCGCAGCCGCCAGCGTCACATAGCTGTTGGCCGAAGCTCCACCCACTGTGGCGTCAATGGCGGCGGGCACGGCTTAATACAGTCTTTTCTTGAGTTTAGCTCCAGAAGTAGATCTTCTTGTTTTAGGGGGTGGACTCAAGATGACGGCGTGGTAAACCTTGCCACCGGTCATTTCAATGTCAGCTTGGATTTCGGCGTGTTGGTCGTAGGGGACGTCAATAAAGCTGCGGAGGTTATCCTGTAGTACGAAAAGCCGGACTGTACTCATGCCTGCTCGCAAACTTGTGGACGCTGATGCCAGCGTAGAAACAAAGGTGGCTTCTGTTCCATCGGCGGCCCCCGGAAAAACCGTGCGGTCGCTGGAAGTGGTGGCTAACGCTATTCGGGAACGGTTCTCCAGTGGGGAATCTGCTGAGACGATCCTGCAGGATCTGCAGGTCAGTGAGCACGTATTTAGAGAACTGCTCACCCAGTCGTACCAGCTGGTGGGGCGTGCCCCAGTGATTTTTGAGTATCAGGAGAAAATGCGGATTGGGGAGATTGAAGGCTGAGTAGTTTTTGGCAAAAGAAAAGGCCCCCGGTTTGGGGGCCTTTGTTTTGGCGCGTACTGAAGATCAGTAAGCGGTGGTGTCGAACGGGGTGTTGACCAGCAGGCGAGCGATGGGCACTTGCTTGGTGGTGCTGTACACCAGGCTCCAGCTGCTGGTGTTGGCCAGGTTGCCGGAGGTGGAGGCGTTGGTCGGGTTGTCGCCGGCGTCGGCCCACTTGGTGCCAGTGATGTGGTAACCGTAGTGGTAGTCAACGGCCAGGATGTCCTGCATGGACAGGATGTTGCGGTCTGCACCGAGGCGCAGGTCCTGCTGGATGCCCTCGGAAACCACACCCGACTTGAAGAGGTACACGGGGTACTTCTTGGCGTGGGTGGAGGTGCCGCCGGTCAGGGCAGTCAGTTGGTCGTCGATGACGACGCGGAGGCCAGCGAACGTAGCCACTTCAGCAGCGGTAACGCCCACGCCGCCGCCACCCCAGGTGATGGCGCCGCCGGTGGACAGAGCCGAGGTGCTGAAGGTCAGCATCCCGATTTGCTGCAGGTAGTAAGCCACGTTGGAGTGCATGGCGATCGAGTCCAGCTCGTCGCCGCGCTCACCCAGCTTGGCTTTGGTGCCAACGACGTTGGCGACGTTCAGGAAGTTGGCCTCGGTCATGGAACCGGGGACACCAGCGAACGACTTGTCGTTCTGGTTGGGGCCGAGCACGCCAGCGCCGGAGATGCCGCCGAACAGACCCAGCAGTTGGGCTGCCAGGGTGGCAGTCTTCAGCTTGTTGATGGCTGCAGACAGTTGGTTGCGGACGTGGGCCAAGGGGTCGGCGCCGGAGCCGAGTTTGCTGAGGTCATCGGCCGCATAAGCAAAACCACGGTGCAGAATCGTCATAATCTGCTCGTCGGCAGTGACGTTCTGGGCGGTCAGATAACCCAGGCCACCGTTCCAGCTGGAGGTGGACAGGATTTGGGTTTCGGTCGGGGCGATGGGATCGAAGAAGGGCACGCGCACGCGGGTGCCGCCAGCGCGGGCGTCGAGGGCAGCGTTGCGCTGCACAATGCCGCTCTGGATCCACTTCGATTGCTCGAAGATGCCTTCAGCGGTGTACTGAAGAAATTCAGGACGGGTAACAAGGTTCGAGAGAAAAGTTCCCCCGAAGTTGCTGTTAGAAGCAGACATGGGTTAGCTCCAGTGGAGTCAGGGTTGGGGAGGTGCCCCACAGGGGCTAGAAACCGGCTTCTGTTTTCAACAACCTAGCTTTGTCGGGGTCGCTGGCGAGCATCATCATTTGCTGAGTGACGTTCCAGGCGTCCTTGGACCAGGGGTTGGATTGGCCGGGGAGGGCGGTGGCGCGGGCACTACCCGTGACACCCATACCGGCGCGGTTCGTAGCCGCAAAGTGGTGCTCGTAACCGCTGCCGGGGTTTTTTAAGTTGGCGATATACTCGCCAATCGGAACTTCCACGCCGCCGACATAAGCCACAGGCTGTCCTTCTTTGGCGCGTAAGTTCTCCTGCACCAAACGATACAGCTGATCGGGTGCAAGCGCACCAGCAGAAGAGAGTTGGGCGATGGCGCCAGCGCGGAGTTGCTCTTTTGAGTAACCCTGGCGGATTTGCTCGACTTCCGCTTCTTTTGCCGCCATTTGTTGCTTGAGGTCAGCAACAGTTTGTTGGGCCTCTTCCCAGAGGGTTTTGAACTCGCCAGATTCGGCCAATTTGGCGGTTTTGGCGGATTCTTGCGCTTGGCGCAATTCTTCCAGCTGGGATTGGAGGGATTCGCGGTTTTCGCGGTCCTTGCGGCGCTCGGCGATCAACTCTTGGTTTTTCGCACGAAGTGCTTCGAGTTGGGCGGCCAGATCGGAGCTTTCAGCCACAGGCTGAGGGGCAACAGGCTCCACGGGAGTGACTGCTGCTTGCTGTTCTTCGGGCACGGTTGTGTATTACTTGGACGGTTCTAGATTAGCAGTTAAGAATTGAGTTCCTCTTCGCGCTCTTCCATGTCCTCGTCGCCGGTGTTCTCGGCGGCTTCGGGCAGGGCGAGGGCGTTCTCGGTGGAGACTTCCAGCTCGTCCTCAATGTTGATGTTGTCGGGCAGGACTTCGCCGCGGCGCAGGACTTCCAGCAGCATGGCGTCGCTGATCTTGCCTGCTTGGTTGAGTTGGGTCAGGACGGCGACGTCTTGGCCGATCAGGCGGTAGTAGTCGAAGTCGCGGTCGATTGTGATTTCGGGGGCTTCGATGCCGACGTACTGGGCGGCAAACTCGAAGGCTTGGTTGAGGGCGCTCTCCAGCTCTTGGCTGATGATCGAGAGGACGCTGTTGGATTGGGCTTGGTCGATACGCTTGGCCTCGGCAGACTCGGCCACAAACTTTTGACCAAAGAGTTTGGTGACGCCCAGCGTGGACATTTGAGATGCCAACGACTCCAGCTCGGCCATTTGGGCGTCGAAGCTGGTGGCGTCGGCCTGCACGTAGTACGCCTTGTTGCCCGGTTGCATGGCGATGGCGTAGTTGACACCCATCGTTGCGGAGCCAGTCGTGTCGTCCCAGCCCTCTAGGACGAGGGTGGGCATTGCGGCGATGTGGAGGGCGTGGATTAGGTCGGCTTGGCGTTGGTAGTGGGTGATGTTGAGGTTGGCGATGTCCAGCAGTGGGGGCTGGGAGATCAGCAGGCCGCGGCGGTTGCTGTAGATCGGGACCAGGGGGATTTCGTCGAGGCTGTAGCCGCCGGTGGAGGTAAATTCGACGATCTCTTGGCCCAGCGTGTAGAGGTCGTAGCGGCCGGGGTAGATGACGCGCATTTCCTCGACCTGTTCTTCGCCGAACTCGTTGAGGGGGCGGACGTCGTAGTCGTGGATGCGGACTTGCAGCAGGCGGTTGGTGCCGGGTTCTTTGCGCCAGCCCCAGATCTGGAAGGCATCGACGTGGACGAAGTAGGGGCGGCGGCCCATCGCACGCTCTTCCGCCAGATTCATCGCTCCAGCGGCGGCTGGGTAGTCAACGAGGATGGCGCTGTGGCCGTAGGTCAGGCTGCTGACCAAGGCGCGGCGGGCGTATTCGTTGATGTTGGAGCCCAAGCCGTCGATGTTTTGGATCAGGTCCAGCCAGTAGGGGTCGCCTTCGACGTGGATGGGTTTGCGGAGGATGGCGCCAGCGGCGGTTTCGATGAGGCGGCTGGTGTAGGGGCTCAGGACGCTGCGGTCAACGCGGGTTTGGTAGGCGTCGTCGTCTTCGCGGGGTTCTTGCGGGAGATAAGTTTCACTCATGTCCCGCAGGTAGTTGGTGCCGCTGGTGACGGCGGCCATTACGCTCCAGTCCGGCATCATGGCGATGACGTCCAGGCTGCGGACAAACGGGGATTCGCTGACTACAGCACCAGTTGGTGGGATATTGGCGCTGTAGACCACGGCTTGACTCCTACTTTGTACCTATTTTGGCACTAGAGATCTAGGTGTGTCTCGTGCGTGAGTGGAACACGCCCGTGCGGGAGCCGTGGAACGCGCTCATTCACCAGTGTTTGAGGGGCGTTGATAATCACATGCACCAGTACATGGAAACTGGGAATGTTTGGCATTTAGAGAAGGCAGATACGTTGAGAAAATATGTGTTGGAGTTGAAAATGTGGATTCATAAAGTTGAGGGGAGATAGTCACCATTTCACCTTATTTGCCCAGTAGGCGGCACTCATTTTGCCCTTGGAGATATTTTGGGCGTGACGCGCCTTGAACGATGCCCTTCTGGCCTTGTCTGCTGCTGACTCTCCTTTTTGTGCTGGTGAGCCAGATACGCCCTGTTGGCCGAAACGGATGAGTTTTACCGTGTCGCCTTCCTTGGCGAGGACGACGTGGGACTTTTTGGGGTGGTTGGGGGTGCGCTTGGGCTTGTTGTAGCCGTCGAATTTTTCGCCGCGATACTCAATCATCGTCTTCCTCCTCGTCTTCGGGGTTTTCGATGGGCACCAGCACTTCGATGCCCATAGCGAGCATCTTGATAAAGTTGCCCAAGGTGTCAGGGATTGAGGGGGTTTTGAATACAAACGTGGCGTGCGTGGTGCCTTCCTCGCCGTCAATTTCGATGTGGAGGCAGCTGCCGGTGATTGTCTGGATGGTCATCAGCGGCTGATTTCTTCCCAGTCCATGGATGCGTGCACATTAGACGTTGCCGCACTGGCTGTAACAACAAGGCTTAGTTCGTAAGGGGTGGAGGTGAGGCCATTGCGTTCCAGTTGGAATTTGAATAGGGCTTCCTTGAGGATGTCTACGGATGCTGTGCTTTGGTTGGTGGAGCTGAAGTAGCCCTGGGCCAGGATGCGGCCGCCGGCTGTGGAGGTGCCGGTGAGGTTGTATTCGACGCTGGATTCGCTACCGGCGCTTGTCCAAGTGCCGCCGGTAGTGGTGGCGTTAGCCATTACGCGCCAGTTGTAGTTGGCGTTGGCGGAGGCGCCCAGGATGGATAGAGCGGTGAGAATGACGATTGCGTCTAGTGCAGCTGCTTTAAGACGTAAGGAAATAACCGGGTAGTAAGTGCCGGCGGTGGTAAGTGCGTGTGGAGCGGTGATGGTGGTGCCGATGGCTTGTTGGAGGCCGCGGAGTTCGTAGCCGCCTTCGGAAAGTACAGTCGAGCAGACCTGTTTGAGGGTGCTGGCGCTTGTTGTGGCGGCGGTGTTTGTTATTTCGTATCGGAGAGGAAGTGAGGCGGTGGTGATATAAGTTGAAGTAATGATGTTGGCGTGGTGGAAGGAATGGCAATGGATAAATTTGCCGTTAATAACGAAACCTAGGCGGACGGTGCCGAGTCCCAGCCATTCAATGTCCATCCAAAGGATTTGGGACTTTGTGGTGTCCAGTTCGAGGTTGGAGGGGCCGTCGCCGTTTAGGGGGTCGGTGTTCCAGTCGGATTGGGAGACGCGGGTTTCGACGAGGGAGCCGGTGGAGGAGCTGCGTTCGACGAAGGAGAGGGTGTTATTGGCAAGTTCTAGGTACATGCCGTTGGCAGCGCCGTAGTAGCCGACGCGCTGGCGGAGGCCGGTTTTGGCGGGGTTCAGTGTAAAAGTGGACATCACCAGCAGGGATTTGCCCGGCTGGTATGAACAGCATTTGGTGGTTTCGCGGATGACCTCGGAGCCGGAGCTGGTGGTTACGGCGAGGTTGACGAGGCCGGCGTTAACGTCGAACGTGGACGTTCCACCGGTGGCGGTGGAGGTGGCCCAGAGGCCGTTGTCGTGGTATCGGTGGCTGGAATCGAAAAGAGTAAGTGGGTTAGATGTGCGTAGACGTCCAAAAGCATCTCCGACACCAACGGGTAGAGCCGTGGTTACAAAGGGGTTGGTGTAGGAGGAGGTCTGGACGAATAAGGACATGGCCTATTTCTTGCCTTTTTTGGCGGTTTTGGCGGATGCTTTGAAGGCAGCGGCGGTGGGGGCGCCCTTGGTTCCAGGCTTACGCATTTTTTCGCCGCTGCCGGCGGCGATGCGCTTGCGTTTGGCCGCAATGTTGGCGTACAAACCGGATTTTTTAGCCATTACTTTTTCTTAGGTGCTTTTTTCTTGGTGCTCTTGGCCGGCATCGGCTTAGCTTTACCTTTTTTGGGCATCTTCATGTCGCCGTAATGTCCAGGCATAACCAGTCGTCGTACTTACCACACACGATAGGAGGTCTTTCCCAGGTTCTCTGGTTTGGCGAGGTTGAAAGTTTGCAGGCAGAGGTAGCCCAGGGCGTCAAATGCGTGGTCTACGCCGAGATTTTTGTTGGGGAGGCCGGTTCCGGGGGCATAAGTCAACGTGCGGAGGGATTTGATTAGTTCTTTGCACTTGGGGTGGATGAAGAGGCGGCGCGTTCCAGAGGCATCGAGGAGGGCGGTGTTGACGCAGGTGATTTTGTCGCGGATTTTCCAGGGATTTCGGGGGCTGGAGACCGTGAAGCCGGACTTTCGGAGGATGTTGTGGTCGGTGGCGCCAACGCCGCTGGTTTTGCGGGCGCCGCCGGTGGGGTCTGGGCAGGCGATGATGCGGCGCTCCACGCCGTAGCGGGTCTGAATTTCTTCGCATAGATCCCAGGTGGTGGCGCCACCGGTCATGATGATTTCGTCGAAAACCCAGAGCACGTCGCCTTTTTTGACCGCACATACGGCGGACATGGGGTCCACGTTGAAGTCGACGCCCAGCAGCAAAGGCAGCACCGGCAGGTCTTGCACCACGCTGTCGATGTTTTCGTCGCTAAATGAGACGGCGACGAGACCGCTGAGATTCTCGAAGCTGGCCTCGAATTCTTGGCGGAAGGTGCGGGCGTCAAGCTGGGCGCGGGCGGCTTCAATTTCTTCCGGTGGGACGTTATCGCCGTCGATCGTGGTGAATTGCCACCGGTGCCAGTCCGGGTCGTCCTGGTCGCAATAGCACCAGAGGTCGTAGAACCAGCTGGCCGTGCCGTCGGGCGTGGAAATGAACAATGCCCAGCCTTGTTTGTCGGCGAGGGCGGGGCGGATGACCTCGAACCAGACGTCGCTGGACATGAAGGCGGCTTCGTCGAGCACCACGCCAGCCAGACTGCGGCCTCGTAGGGCCATGGCGTTTTCAGTGCCCTTCAGTTCGATGGTGGAGCCGTTCACCAGCTCGATTTTCAGGTCGGTCTCGTTTTTGGATTTGATCCAGGCTTTGGGGACTAGTTTTTTTAGTACCTTCCAGGCGATGTCTTTCGCCATGCGGTAGGTGGGGGCGGCGTAGAAAAAGGTTTCGCCGGGGCGTTCGATTGCCCCACGCAAGAGTTCGATGCAGGAGAGGTAGCTCTTGCCGAAGCGACGGCCGGCTACCAAGACACGGAAGCGTTTACGGCTGGAAAACACTTGCCCCTGGGCGTAGCGGAGCGAGAGGGTTCCAGCCGTTTCGGTCACTTTTTCGGGTACGGGTACCTTCTAGGGTATTACAGGAATTGAACCCCTGCCCCCCTAAGGGTTGCGGTAGCCGGTGCAATAGCCGTTGTTGCGGTACGTTCCAACCGGGCAGGTGTTGCCGGAGGAGTTGATGGACTGGTTATGCGAGTTGATGGATTTGGTGGGGATGCAGTAGCCGGTCTGGCCGTAGTAGCCGACGGGGCACATCGAGTTGACTTGCGTCAGGGGGATGACTTGGGCGAGTACCAGGGGCAGGAAAAACATGGGGATGTAGTACAGAAGAGGTTAGTTTAGCACAGTAGAAGGAAACTCAGTTATATCAGTAGGTTCCCTGGGACCCACTCCCACTCCGCCAGAACTCGAACCCCACCCCCGGCCAGATTGCAAAGTGTAACAAGTCTGCCACGCTGAAGCGGCGGTGGTGTTATACTTAACAAGTAGGCACACACAGCCCCCCATGACCTCCGTACGCATCGCCGCCGAAGCTCTCCGCGCTCACGGCATCCACTGCCGCCGAGATCCTCTCGCTGTTGGCCGCTGGCTCGCTGAGGTTAACCTCACGCAGTATTGCGTAGGCGGCCTGGCTCTGGTTGCAGCTGCCGCCAGTGATGACCCCATAGCCTCACTGGAAGCGGCCTGCAGCTGAGCAGGCAGGCACAAAGAAGGCCCCCCGCTTAGGGGGGCTTTGTTGTAGGTGGGCTCAGCGTGCGGCGTCCAGGTACAGAGCACCACCGCCGGCGAACACCAGGAGAGCGGTAAGGGGAAGGAACGTGCAGCAAGCGGCCCCAGCGAACAGCAGGCCGGCGGCAAGTTTGGGGTTGATGGAGGGGTGGGCCATGGGTCGGCGTCCGTTGTTGTCTTGCACAGTATAAAGACAGCAGCAGCCCGCGCCAGGGCAGTGGCTGCCGGTTCTGCAGCTGTCTACTGTCTCAACCTAAGGCGCTGGATCTCAGCCTAAGACTCTGCGTTGCGCTTATCGTCAATCTCCACACGCAGCACTGGGGCCGCGGCGGCCTGGGCTTCCGGTGCGACCTCACCGACCACGGCGCCCATGTCTTTTAGCAACATCGCAGCAGTCTGCAGCTGACCCTTCCGCACGGCAGCAGAGAACAGCCGTTCCCTCATCTGAGCGATTCGAGAGACTAACCGCGGCCTCTCCCGCTCGAAATCCTGCGCTACCCACTGTTGCACAGCGTCCCAGTCTTTCCAGGCTGTACTTACAGCGATGCCCTCTCTTTCTGCGTGCTCTAGCACCAGTTGCCGTGTGGTGAGCCCGTCTAGTTGCCGTTTGTATAGCCGCTGTTGACGTTGCTCTATCACTGCGTCAGGATTGCGCTTGCCGTAGATTCGCCGCATCCTTTCGGCGCTATCACGGGGATAACCGTTCGCGGTTAAATCTTCCGCCGCAACTTCCGGCGCTTCGGTGTTAGCTTCCGGCTGTTCGGCCATTGTTAAGATCCCCGGGCTGTTTGCTTCAATCTTAGGCTGTACCTTGCAAGCGGCCGCAGGCCGCGCAGCAAAAAGACCCAGCACAGTGGCCGGGCCGGTGATCGGTGGGGGTGCCAGTCAATAGGAGGGCAGCACGAACGCAACGGTGCAGGATCCTACGGGCCGCAGCTCGAAACCCTCGCCACAATCAAACCGCCGGCACCGCTGGCCAGTCAGCCCCAGGGCTGCCTTGGCTGCGGTGATGATCCGCCGGTCGGATGCACTAGTGGGTAGCTCGAAGCTCTCGCGGCGCACCCAGCTGTAATTGGCCTGGCCGCCGAAGGTATCGGTCAACTCTACATTCCACAGCACCGCTCAGACCTCCTCGAATTCGGCTTTATCGCTGAGCAAGCCGGGATCGTGGGCCTGATTCCAGCTGCGGCAGAGGTCGCGGGCCTCCTCCTCGCTCCAGGCGTAGGCGATGTGATGGCGGGGGCCTACGCCAGGTTCGCGGCCGTCGGGCCAGCCGGGGTTGGCTTGCCACCAGGTACGGTGAAACACTCGAAACTTTGTCATGGGTGAGCCTTGGTAGGGTTTGCTCTTGTGCAATAGTAGAACCGCTAGCGGCCCGGCGTCAAGTGCCAAGCCACAGAAAATCATGGGCGCCCGGATCCTCGCGGCAGTCACAGGCCCAGATCCAGAGCACGCGGGCGCGGTTGGCGTTGTGATCCGCCAGGTCTGCAGCATCCCAGGCGCCAAACTCCCGCAGATGTTGGCGGAATAGCCACGGGGGGCCGTCAAACTGCAGGCGCTCCAGCCAGAAAGCCACCGTATCATCAGCAGGGCCGGGGCCGGAGCAGTCCGCCACACATTCGGCGGGAAGCTGGCGGCAGGATTCGCGGCCGCCGCAATGGTTGAGATCGAACCAGGGGGTCCAGGGTTGAGTCTGCATGGTTCAGCCCTCGCGGTAGGGTGCCAGCCCCAGCCAGCAGCGGACTGCATCAATCCGGCGGTAAGTTTTGCCGGCCCCGTAACGGTTCCAGTGGGCAGCTTGTGCGGTGCCGTGGCTGCTGAACCGGGGGGCCGCCCACTGCCACACTGCCAGGGCTTGCTGGCGTTCCAGCCCTCGAAGCTGCGTGGTGATTTGGTCCCAGCTGAGACCTAGGAACCGTTCGGGCCGTAGGCGCGGGGTTTGGTATGCCATGGCAGGGCTTGCCGAAGTGCCCCCGTACTGTATCACACCTGCCAGCCTTGGCAAACCGCCGGGCTGCTGATACTGTATTAAGCGAAGCCCTCAACCTAACCTAGGAGGCTCCCCAATGAACCGACCCCTCGGGCCGCTCCAGCGGAACATGCTGGCCTTCTGTCAGCGCCACCCCGGACGTCATACGATCCACCCGGACAGCAAGACAATCAGGATCGCCCGCTCGCTTGAGGCCCGTGGCCTGCTGCATGTGACCGATTGCGGCATGTGCAGCGCCAGCGGCTGCCCTGTGCTGATGGTCTCGCTTGCGAACGGCGACCGGAGGGAGCCGTGAGCGGCGGAGACTGGAACACCACCAGGGAGCGTAAGCAGCTGGCCCTAGATGCCCGAGAGCTGGAGCGCGAACAGCTGCGCCTAGAGAAACGCCAGCTCCGGGATCTGCGGTGGGCGGTTGAACGCTCCAGGCTGGCCGCTTCGGATTGGGCCGATCTGCTGGCCCTGCAGGCTGCCCACGGTAAAGAGGGCCCGCTCCAGCTGTGGCGGGAACTGGTGCCCTACTGGCGGGCCTGTCAGCGTTGCAACGGCGGCGCTGACATACCCCCGGAACTTTTTCCACAGGCTACGGGTATTTTTCCGCGCACCGATCAGCCCGCCAAGGCCCCAGCCAACCGCACCCGCTCCAGCAAAGGAGCCAGCCGCAAGCGGCGCAGCGATGCCGGTATCAGCAAGCCCCGCAAGGTGCGAGCCCCGCAGGGGTGAGCACGTCCCAGTCCCTGCCATCCGGTGGGGGCTTCTCACCGTCTCGCAGTGAGACTGACGAGACACCACCTGAGACGCCCCAGTAGCAAGCCACACGCCAGGGGCAGGGTCACTCTGCCCCGGGGCAGGGCACCTTGTCCCAGCGCCTCTCCCAGTCACCGCACCAGGCATCGGGTGTAGTGAATGGCCACCCTGAATGGTCTGGTGAATGGCGCCGGCAGGTGTCAGAAACGTACCAGCGGCATGAATGGCATGTGATGCCCAGCGGTAAATCCATGAATGGCGTCTCAGGCTGAGACTTGAATGGGATTCTGGAGAGCGGAGTAATACTGTTCCACCCTGGTCATGAATGACTTCTCAGCCTGCTGCAGTTCTTCGGGGGTCATCCAGTGAATGTTTGGCGCTCCACAGCGGCGGGCTAGAACGATCACAGCTCCAGTCGGTTCCAGTCCGGTCAGGTGTTTTAGGCCGAGGCTGTAAGCCCCACACTGGTCGATGTATGAATGACCTGGGGGCAAGCGTTCCAGGCCCTCTTCATCTTTTTTAGTTTTGCGCCCGACGCTGGTTTTCCAGTCGGCAACCACGATGGAGTTGTTCTTGAATCCCAGCAGGGCGTCTGCCGTTCCAGCAAAACCTGCCGGGTGGTGGATGGAAAATTCGCTGGCGAAAATTTCGGTGACGTTCTCGGCGATCCAGTCGGACAAGCTGCGGGCGTAGCCGGAGGCGCTCCAGCCAACGCGGGGAACGTTGGGGCGGACCCTCTTCAATGCCCACTGCGTGATTGGCGAGGGAATCCGGGCTAGTCCCTGATCGTCCCAGCGGATGGCGTTGCGCTTGTTTGCAGTGGAGCGTGCCAGCTGCTGAGACGTTTTGAGGAGATATTCCGCCTGACTGTGGGCCATGTTGCCTCGGGTGGCGGCAACATTGCGCTGGCAGCTTGCCTCCACCGGTCCCAGGCGGGCTTCCCAGCGCTCCAGGCCGGTTTTGTCGCTCGTCTCCTTCAGGATGTGTGTAACACTATGGTATACATTACCTTTGATGTCCCGGTAGACCCGAAAGGGGCCTGAATTATCTTGCTCCAGTCGCCATTTACGCAGTCCTGCCAGCGTGTCTTGGGTGTTGGAGGCCATGAAGTTATTCTTTCCCAATCTAATAATACCAGTAAAAAGCCCCGCGCAATGGCGGGGCAAAGTTTTTTAGTCGTCGCTGGAATCCTTAAACACGTAGGCATAGACCCCGTGCTTTTCGCCCGGTCGTAACTGAAAAACGTGGGCACGTTTGCACGCCAAACATTCGACAGCAATGCCAACTGCTTGAAGTTCGCTCATCCAGTTACCTGAAGAGCTGCACGCGGAAGGACTGAAATCCACAGACGGATAAACTTCCTCACCGTTTCCCGGTTCTATGTCCACCAAATGCAAGCCCGTAACTTTTTGATCGCGGGCATTGCACCTAGGGCAGCAAAGCAGGACGGGTTCTTGTCCGTCCTGCTGAAACGGAAACCGCACTTCAAGCGGCCTTGAAGGGATTACCTCCCGTAAGAAGTCGGCTGATGTCGAAGCCCTCGGCCTTGGCTTCCAGCCAAGCGGCATCGACGTGCTCTTGGCTGCCCTTCTTGCGGGGCACCGGGCGGACGGTGTACTCGGTGAGCAGGCCGCTGCCCTTCTTGCTGATCGTGAAGTCCCACTCCAGCAGGTTTTCGTAGTCCTCCATCTGGGAGATCTGGTCGATTTCCTTCAGGATGGACTTCTGGGTGATCTGCAGAACTTGGACTTTGCCGGACTCGTAGTTGTAGACCGGGCAGGCGATGGCAAACTTCACGTCGGCGGTGCCAGGGCCGCCGCGGCCTTCGCGGGGCTCGAAGTCGCCCATCTCAGTCGTCACGTCCTCGATGGTGGGCTCGTAGTCGAAGCGGAAAGGCTTGGATGCGCCGTTGGCTTGGCCCCAGCACTCGTAGAACTCCAGGGGTTCGTCGGTAAGGAGGGCGAACCGTACGGAGCCGCCGTCGGGGAGCTTGCTGAGGCTGAGGTAACCGCCGCCGGTGCTGTTGGACGTAACAGCAGCAGAGGCTTGCTTGGAAAGGAAAGGCATTGTGGTTTCCGGTGTTTTGGTGGTCGCCCGAGGGCAACGTCTATGACAGTAACACGGGATTGACGGGACGGCTAGCCTAGTAAAACGCCCCAGTCGCGGAAGGCGGCCAGGGCGCGTGTAACACAACACTGTAGGAGTCTAACAAAGTGTCTCGTAAGACGCAAGAACTGCTGGATTTTGTGCGCCAGCTGCCTATTGGGCTGGCCTATGCACCGATTTACGCCAAGAAGTACGCGATCCAGTCCGGGAAAATCTCGAAGGGCAAGACACCGCTAGAGCGCAGTCACCATCAGGTGATGGCACCGTCGGATGTAGCGCTTCAGATCGAGCGCAAGCCGGATGTGTTCCAAGCGGTCGGTGTGTTCACCGGCGGTCGCAGCATGGGACTCGTGATTCTCGACGTGGATCGCAACCTTTCCCGGCTGCTGAAGAAGTGGGGCGAGACGCTGGAGGGGGCCCCGAAGGTCACCAGCACCAAGGCCAACGCGGCGAAGTACCTGTTTCGCGTCCCAGAGGCCCTGTGGGGCGATGTGAAGGGCTTTGGGCTGTCGGATACCGGCGCGGGGTATGAGGTCCTCTGGGGCCGTCAGGGCGTCATCTACGGGGCTTATCCGGGCTCCAGTGATGGGAAGGCACCGGAGGGCTATTACGGCTTTGAAGGCGACCTAGAGGCGATTCCTGACGCCCCTGAGTGGCTGTTGGCGGAAATGCGCGATCACGCCGGTAAAGAGATTCAAGACGGCGGCTTCATCAAGAACCGCCGGGCGTTGGATTTTTCGGATCGAGATCCAGCTGAGGTGGCTGAGATCATTCAGTCGGCGCTGAAGGTGATTCCCGGTCAAGGCAGCGGCAGCCGCGACCACTGGGTAAAGGTGGGGATGGCGATCCACAGCGAGTTGCCGACTGACCTAGGGCTGACGCTGTGGTCGGCGTGGTCTGCGGAAGATCCCGAATTTTCACAGGAATGGTCTGAAGGCAATCCCTGTGAGGACGTGTGGAAGTCCTTTCGGAAAGGGCCAGTCAGCCTTGGGACGCTGTTCTGGATGGCGGATCAGCAGCTGCCTGCTCGCATGTGGCTTTCCGAGGATCTGCGGAAGGTTGTTGAGAAGGTTGAGGCCGACAACATCATCAGGATTCGGCAGATCCAGATCGGCTTCCCAGAACTGATCAAACGGGCGAAAGAGATCCAGCAGATTCAAAACCCCGCGGAAGCTGCTCACGCCATGAACGCGCTGGCGTTAGAAGGCGGTTATCGGGACGCTGGGGCGCTGGAGCGGCTGCTGATTGCCCAGATTCAGTACGAGCAGCGTGATGACGACATGGAGATCGGCGCCCTGTTGGATAAGGAAGTGCAGTTGGACTACCTGATCCCTGATCTACTGCCGAAACCGGGTGTTGTGATGATTCATGGCGCTGGTGGTGACGGTAAATCCATGACCGCCTGGACCATTGCAAAACACGTTGCCCGCGGTATTCCTTTTTCAATTAGGGGTGCTGATGTTCCAGTTCAGCAGGGCAAAGTCCTGATCCTTAATGGCGATCAGTCTGAAGTTCAGGTCAAACAGCAGATGCAGGACTTGGAGCTTGGCCATGGTGATCCGATTCGGGTTGTTATGGGCTGGGATCTGAACTGGTATCTGCGTTTTGTAAAACTCGTTGAGAAGCACCAGCCAGCTTTGGTGATCATTGATTCGATCACCGGTTGTAGTCGGGGTTCGGCGTTTGATGAAAATCGGAAGGAGTTTGCTGGGCCGCTGTACTGGCTGGCTAACAACAACGGTCGCCTGTTCCCTGCCTGCACCATCCTCGTTGTCCACCACAGCAACAAGGCTGGAGGCTTCCGGGGCACCACCGCCCTTAGGGATGCCGTGGATGAGGTCTGGAGCCTCCGTAAGCCCTCTGAGAAGGAGTTGGAGCGAGTGGGCTTCTCCAGTCGTCTAATCACCGTTGAGAAGAGCCGCGCAGGCCGTGGTGGCAGCAAGCTGCTGCTCAAGATGCTCGAAGACCTGACCTTTGAGCTGAAGGACTACGTGGAAATGACCACGGAGAGCGCCACGCCGGCTTCCATCGTGGATCGGGTGCTCCAGCGGTTGCGGTCAGCCGCCAAGAGCGACGAGGGCCGTACACGGCAGGATCTGCACTCCGATCCGCTGTGCGGGGGAAGCGTGGTCGGCATCAAAAAGGCACTCCAGCGTTTGGAGGCTCGCGGTTTGGTCTTTAGTACAGAAGAACCAAGCTCCAGGAGGGCTGGCTCCAGCATCAAGCGGTACTTTGCTTTGCTCTCGCGTGATATGTGTGAGAGAGAGTGTCCCCCTATAGCAAAAACCAGTCCAGGACTGGAAAAATTAGGGGGACAAGGTACTGGGGTGTCCCCCTTAAATACGGATCCGACACCTGCCCCTGGAACGCTTGACCAGCTTTCGCCCTCCAGTGAAGTCGATTTAGGGGGACACAAAAAAGGCTGTCCCCCTGAGACCGCCTGTGTTGATGCGAGTTCTGGACAGGGGGACACATTTTCTGTAACCCCCCAAGAGAGGAAGCGTTCCAAGGAGGAACTCAAGGCTCTTATGGATGCGGCAGTGAGGATGTGGGAATGATGTACTACACAAAAGACGGAGAGCCCTCTTATGTGCCACAAACTGATGAACAACGTTTCGCTGTTTGGGTGCAAAAAGTTAGTGATTGGCGCCTAGTTGTAGTTAAAGAAGTTGTAAAAGACAGATTCGGTAAACCCTGCAGAAATCGTTTAGGGCAAGTTTTATACAAAGAGGTAGAAAAGGTGGTGGGTACAGGCATAGCCGAACCCACCGAAGAGGAGTTGGCCCGTGCGTGCGCCAAGCCGTGTCGTTACAGGAGGGCAGCCCGTGCATCACGCGCCTAACTTTTTCCTAGGGCTCATGCGGGCTGCCGCGTGGCTTATCTGGAGGGACACCGTGGCCAAACCTGAACCGCCTCAGCCGAAGCGTCCCAGGAAGCCAATCTTGGGTTACACCGTCGGTGACATCCCCTTCGAGCTGCTGGCCGTCGTGCGCGTTCAGTGGTACCGAAGGGGCCGGGCGTATGAGGTTGAGGAGTACCAGATCGTTGAGTCAGACGATGCCCACGGGCAGTTTCACTACATCGTTGGGACGGCGCTCAAACAGGGCGCCGACGTCTGTGTTCTGACCCAGTACCAGCCGGAAGACCTGGGAGTTCCAGCGTGATTCCGCCGGTGGTGGTCTTTGGGCTGACGTGGCTGCTGGGGATGCTGGTAGTCACTGTCTACCTCACCCAATGGGCCACATGAAGAATTGCAACAGCCCGGCTGGACGCCTAGCTGGCTGTGTGCAACAGTAAGGGCACGCCCGCAACGGCGTGCCTTTTATTACTGATTGACATGGACGATTTCACCTGCACCAAAGTTGACAACACCAAGCTCAGCCCGTGGTACTTCGCCGTCCACTGGTCTGCGATTCAGCTCCAAGAAAAAATCGTCGATAGCGAGCGTCTCGGTGTAGACCCGACCTACGACATGCTCCAGCTCCAGCAGCTGCAGGACTTGGAACAGTTCTTGAAGATGAGCTGGGATGCCTGGATGGACGGCATCGAAGCCCGCCAAACTGCACGGGAGGTCAAATGAGCCAGGTACTGGAAATTGAGGATCTGTGGTTTGAAGATGGTGGTACTCGCCTCTGTGTCAATGCCGTTGTTGACGACATGGTTGTGGTCATTCCGCAAAGCCACCTTTATCCGGCAGAGTGGGGGCCTGCCTTGTGCAGAGGCTCCTTCGACCTTCACGAAGAGGATCTGATCCCCGCCAGCGATGACGGACTCCGCCAACTCCTCACCAACAGAATCGACGACTGGGCCCCAATCGACACGTCTGATTGGGACGACTGAAGCCCGCGAGCTTCGGAACTCCGAGGACTACGACGATTGGGAGTACGGCACCGAGCCAATCCCTGGAGATACGCACTGGGTCCGCGCCAAAACGCTGACCCAGCTCTATCGTCACCTGATCTACGTGCTTGCCACCAGTGACACGATCTGCTCCAGCAGACTCGCCAAGCTGGCCATCCACGAGATTCTCAAGTTGCGTCTCACGGATCTCACCCGGTTACGCCACCAAGACCCCAGGTATTTCGCATGAACTTTGACTGGTACAACGATTACTATCGGCAGTCCCGAGGTTACGGCCCCGGTGAAATCGCCGATCTCTATCGGCAACCTGCTAAACCCTCCACCTCCGTTCCAAGGGAATTTCAAGGGCGTTTTGCGACGCCTGCTGAATACGACGCTTGGGTGCGCGAGCGCTGGAGCATTTACACCAACGGCTATTGATGACTGAAACCAACGTGGTTCCGTTCTACAGGTCCTTCCTGTTGAGCCAGACCGTTTACTTGGACAAGATCAAGGACATGCCGCTTCGAGACTTGGAGCTGCTCAACGTCGAGACGTTGGCGGCCCTCAACGAGTCGCGGCACAACTACTCCTTTATCGAGGACAAGCACAGCGACGATGCCAGCTCAGAATTTCGGCGCATGAAAATCGCCGGTTACTTCCAGGCTGCGCTCCAGATCGAGCTTTCTTCTCGCTGATCCTGTACTACACTCTCACCGTTCTACCAACGATCATGCACATTCTTTCTGACGAACAGTTCCAGCAGATCACCACTGCCCTGGAGCACGCCTTCGTGGCCATCAACGCCTGCCAGCACGTCGAACTGGACGTGACCAAGCCGGCAATCGCACCAGCAGCTAAGCCTGTGCGTGCAACCGCTACCCAGTCTCAACCTAAGACTCGTGTGTCGCGCCGCAAGACGCGGGCGGCGTTGACGGAGAAGAAGGTGCTGGAAATTAAGCGCCAGCTGCAGGCTGGTGGCAAGTCGGTCGCCAAGATCGCTAAGGAGTTCGGCGTCCACAGCACCACGATCAACTGCATCAAGTGGAACAAGACGTGGAAACACGTGACGCTCCAGCAGGATCAGCCCACCACGGTGGTGATCTGAGGTGTCGATCCTGTGTGACCATCAGATTGTGTCGCTGGTGCGGCGGAATCTGGTAAGCCCCTACGATCAGGAGTTGCTGAATCCCGCGAGTCTCGATGTGAGACTTGGCGAGAACGTGTTGGTGGAGTCACCGTTGACGCGCCACATGGTGCATCGCTCCATCGTGGGGCACACGCAGGAGGAACCTTTCTTGCTCCAGCCGCATGAGTTCATACTCGCGGAGACGTTGGAGGAGTTCCAGCTGCCTGACTGTATTGCTGGGCAGCTGGCGCTCAAATCCAGCCGGGCTAGGGAGGGGATTGAGCATTTGCTTGCTGGGTATATCGACCCTGGTTACAAAGGGCGGTTGACGCTGGAGTTGCAAAATGCACGCGCTTTGCATCCGGTTTCATTGTGGCCTGGGATGCGGATTGCACAGATTGTGTTCCACCGCATGTCGATGTTGCCCGGCAAAGACTATTCGATGACTGGCCGTTACCACGGCGATACCACCGTTCAGGAATCCAAAGGATGAGCGATTTTGAGTTCCAAGTCAGTGATGCAGTGCATCATCCCAGCCACTACACCGCCGGGAAAATTGAGGTAATCGAGGTGTTGGAGGATTGGGTCCAGCACGCGCCGGACGCTGTGGTTGGCTCGCTCCAGTGGCAATGCCTGAAGTACCTCAGCCGGATGTGGTTGAAGAAGGATCCGCTGGAGGATGCCGAAAAATGTCGGTGGTATTTGAACCGGCTGATAAACACGCTGGCAACGGAGGCTTATCGGAATGAGTGAGGCGAAGAGATCGCCGACGAAGACGTCGTTCCAGGAGGGGTCGATTCCGGGGACGGCAGTGTTGACGCCGCAGAACGCGCTGGATTTGAGGCATCTTTATGCCTCTGGCACTTCGATTTCGGAGTTGGCCAAGGTGTACGGGATTTCGTACCAGCACGCTTGGTGCATTGTGAAAAACAGGAAGTGGCGTAATGCGATGCGCCAGGTGTGATTTCAAGCGGATGGACGTGGATCGCACTTGCCGGGATACGGCGGAGTCGATTCTGCGCCAGCGGAAATGCCCGCAATGTGGACACAGGGTTTTTACGGTCGAGGTTGAGTTGCCCGATGGCGCAGCTCAGCACACCAAAACTGGCGTGATGAAGCGCCTTCCAGGATTTTTACGTGTTCGTTTTTTCTGATGCAAGTTCCAATCAACAGTCGCCGCTGCATCCAGTGCGGCAGCATCACCACCAACGCCGTTTACTGCTTCAAGTGTTATCGCTCCAGCGATGCAGGGAAAGAGGAGTTGCGGCTGCAGCATTTGTTGAAAAAGCACAAGCCACTGCCGGATGGCGGAGAGTGCCGGACCTGTGTTCACTGGTATCACCGCTGCACGTTGGGGATTCCCGAGGGTGGGACGGTGCTGGCTGAGTTGTGTGCGGCCAAAGAGCTGACAGGTGTGTTAGAGTAATACAGAACACGCCCTACCCGGCATGAACATTCTTCAGGGGATCGAGCACCTGCACACGCTCGACGGCGCCGACTTTGTGGCGTTTGACGTGGAGACCACTGGGCTCCAGCCAAAATTTGGTGGTTTACGGTTGCTGCAGCTGGCCACCAGCGATCAACCGCCCGTCGTACTGGACTGTTGGCAGCTCAGTGATGAAGACTGGATCACACTGGAAAACTTCTTCACCAAAGAGCGGACTTGGCTGGCGCACAATGCGGTTTTTGATCTGGGCTGGCTCCAGGAGCATGAGATTTACCCGGAAGGGCAGGTGCTCTGTTCAATGCTGGCTAGCCGGATCCTGACCAATGGCTTGGCCAACGTGAAGAACGGGCTCCAGCACGTGGTCCGGCGGTATCTGGGCTACGAAATTTCCAAGGAGGAACAGCGCAGTGACTGGTCGGCGGATGTGTCGGCGAGCCAACTGGAATATGCGGCGAAGGATGTGGTGGTATTGACGGAGTTATGGGAGCCGATCATGCAGCGGATGACAGCTGCGTCGCCGCCGTTGGTGCCGGCTTGGCACTTGGAGTGCAAGGCGTTGCCGGCGATGGCGCAGCTTTGGCGCACCGGGCTTCCTTTCGACAAGGAGTCCGTACAACAGCTGATCGAGGACCTCGACATTGAGCACAACGAGGTTGGTGCCAAGTTCATCGAAGACTTTGATGTGGCGCTGCCGGAGCACGCCAAGCTGCATCGCGGGCTCGACGGCAACATCCTGTACCAAACAAAGCCTGGGGCGAAAGGTAAGAAAACTGATCCTGATGTTTTTAACCTAAATAGTCCGGTGCAGTTGCTGGCGAAGTTCACCGCGTTGTTGGGTGAGGCGCCTGTGGATATGAAGACGGGGAAGAAAAGTGCGAGTAAGTCTGCGCTCCAGGAATACATCGGGGAGCACAAACTTATTGCGGATTATTTGCGGTGGAAACGTGTAGAGAAGCGGCGGCAAATGGCGGAGACTTTGTTAAAGAATTTGTCGGATGATGGTTTTATTCGCGCCAGTTATCTGCAGATGGGGGCTGACACCGGCAGGATGAGTTGCATGAGTCCCAATCTGCAACAAGTGCCGCGGGACGTGCGTTTTCGGGCTTGCGTGCAGGCACCAACTGGTTGGCGACTGGTTGTAGCGGACTATGGACAGATGGAGTTGCGGCTGGCGGCGGCAGAAGCTCAAGATCCTCTTATGACTCAGGTGTTCCAGCAGGGGAAAGACCTGCATACGATTACAGCGACGCAGATTTACGGGGTCAAGGAAGAAGATGTTACAAAAGAGCAGCGGCAAGTTAGTAAATCAGCCAACTTCGGTTTGTTATACGGAAGCGGTGCAAAAGGGCTCAGAAATTATGCAGCAGCGATGGGAATCCAGATGGATCTTGATGAGGCTGCGACGGTGCGGGAAAAGTTCCACGCTGCATATGAAGGCATCGCCAAATGGCAGCGGGACAATGCTCGCGCTGTTGATGCGTCTGCGGAAGATCCACCTCACATCCGCATACGCATCTCGGGCTTGCGGCGGTTTCTACCGGGCGAGAACAATAAACTTACGACCCGTTGCAACACCCCAATCCAGGGAGCTGGTGCCGCCGTCCTCAAACTTACGCTCGGCAAACTGTGGCCGTTCCTTAAAGCAGACGGAAAAGAGCGGGTGCGCTTGGCCGGCGTGGTGCATGACGAGATCATCCTGCTCGTGAAAGAAGAACACGCCGACGTTTGGGCCGCTCAGCTCCAGGCAATCATGGAAGAAGCTGAAGCTAAGTGGCTTGGCGATATTCCACCGCTGGCCGAGGCTAAGGTCGGGTTGAGCTGGGACCAGGCAAAGTGATCCAGGAGGACTTCGAGTATCGGGTCAGGATGTATGCACTCCATGGCCCGATGCACGATGTTTATGTGGTGGCGCCGGATGCGTTCCAGGCGCACCAGCAGGTCAGGCAGCAACACCCCGGCTGCCTGGTCCAATCCATCAAGCGAGTCTCAGAGTTAGACGCATGAGTCCAGCCCGCACAGGAAGGGAACTTGTGATGGAGTGGCTCCAGCGGGAGATACGGCTGGCGAAGACGGCGGATTTGCACAGAATGGCTGCGTTTTTGGAGTGGGCGCGGCAAATTCGGCAGGGGTGTGCCAAGCAGAGGGGTGGGGCGAGACGGGCGCAGTCCAATGCGTGGCGGAAAAAAGTGGATGAGGATATTCGGTGGTAGGTCTAGTGTGTCTCATTGTGCTATTGTGTATGAGACTAGACCACGTACCATGCCGCTGAAGCACGGATCGAAGCTGTATTGCCAGTTGCTGCTGGACCCGCATCGGTACAAGCTGGCGGAAAATCTTGCGGCTGGGGAAGGTAAAAAGGTGACGGCGTTGCTGCGGGATATGGTTTATACGGCGCTCGAAAAAGCTCTGCCAGCCTCGGAATACAAGGCGGCGGAGGCTGCGGATGAAGCCTTGTGGCGTGAGTCGGTGAAAAAGCGGGTAGAGGGCAGGATGCGCTCCAGGCAAGAACAACCGAAAGCAGGACCGGACGCATAAGACTCAGTTAGATGTCTTCATAGTCTGGTCCGATGGTGTAGGATCTACTAGACTTACACAGTAATTCAATTACAACAGATGACTCGGTATGTGGTTATGGCCGGGGATCGCTGGGTCACAGCGGTCTACGGACCAGGGAATGGAATCGGTTTTACGGCGACTAAGGAGGATGCCTCCAGCTGGGTCACGTACGAGCGTGCTGTCGAAGCGGCGCGAGTTGTTGCTGACCGCACTAACAGCTTTGTTGCTGTTCATAGCATTGAAGAACCCAACTACCCCAAGTCATGGAAATAGTGCCGGCGCAGGGAAAACTTCGGCAATACGAGTTAACGATTTGGTTGCCCGGTAAGGGTGCCAAGCGGGATCTGGTGAAGGGGTTGTCGCTGAATCATGCGATTCAGGTGGCAAGGAATCTTTACCCGAATTGCATGGTGGAGGTGCCGCCTGAGGCGGCGCCGAAGCCTAGGCTGGCGCGGTCACATGCTGGTCCCAAGGAAGGACGGAACCGGCGACTCAAACTCGTGGAGAAAAAGCAGAATGAGCACACCAGCTGATTGGGCGACGGAAGCCTGGGCGCGGGTTTGCGTGGATGATGCGCGGACTCGTTTCCTGGACAGGTTATATGTACAAGATGGCCGGGACAGTTCCGATCATCCGCTCCATTCGCTGTACACCGGCTTGTACCAGCAGTACATCGAGCAGTTGGAGAAGGGCGACTAGGCCGAGTCGCGGTCTAGACCAAATTGCCCGGTAAGGTTATCTGCGGCTTCGCGGATTGCCCACCGGGCTTTTGTTTGCTCCAGCTGGTGGAGCGTGTTCAGGATGAGGGCGGCTTCGAGGAGGCCACGGTAATCGCCGGAGTTGAAGCGGTCGATCAGCCACTGGTCGGTGGCGGCCTTGTGGAAGCAGGATTCGGTGGTGTGTTCGATGGGGCGCATGGTCACCTAGGGCGAACTTTAAGGAACCAGCCGGTATCGTCACCCTCAATTAGCCAACGAGGCAGCCAGTTTTTGCGGGAGTAGGCGACGCCCGCGCCGCCCTTGTGGCTGACGTAGCCACCGTTGACGAGGTTGGCCTCGCCGTAGGGGTCATTGTGGATGAAGTGGGTAGGCGTGAAGCCGACCACCACGCTCCAGTGGCCGGTGCCGGATGGGTTGCTCACGGGGCCTTTGTGAAGCCAGCCGACTGGAGTGGGATAACCACTGTTAATCTCGTTCTCCAGCTCTTCGACTGTGCCGTCCATCTCGAAGGTGGCGGTTAGTCCCAGTGCTTTGAAGGCAGCGATTTGGGCTTTGGGGTCGGTGGTATCACCGAAACGGGCGCGGAGTTTGTTGTATTCGTAGTCGCCCGAGATCTTGCCGTAATAGCGGGCCACCATCGCGCAGCTGGAGCTGAAACACTGCCGGTAGCCGGTGGCGCCGTCGTCGGGTCCCAGCTGATACTCGTATGCAACCTTTAGGATTTTTTCTTTTGGCTTGACGAGAGGTTTAGCTCCCGCGTGCTGGGTCATCAGCTCAATCAACTTGCCGGCATAGTTGGGGTCGGTTGCGTAACCTTCTTTCACGAGCCATTGGGCGGCTTCTTCGCGGGTGCTGGCGTTGTTGCAGCCTTTGTAGATTTTGAAGTCTTTGTACCAGTGGTCAACGAGGTAGATGACGCAGGACAGTAAATCGGGGAAGTCGATGAAGCTGTCGGTGATCGTGACCCACTGGTTGTTGATGAATTCTTGGGTTTTGGTGTCGCTGCCCGAGCCCTTGAGGCCGAAGAAATTGTTGCGGCCGGAAACGAGTTTGCCGTAGGCGGATTCCAGTGCCCATTGGGCGGCAACAAGTTCGGGGAATTTGGCGCCGGCGACGCGGGCGGCTTCAAGGATGCCTTCCCAGGTATTGGGGAAGCTGCTTTGTTTGCCGGCGACGCTCCAGGTCTTGAACCAGCCTTGGTCGCGGCCAAGAATATGGGGGTTGGCCTTGTTGATCAGTTGTTCCAGTTCGGTGATGGCCGCCATCTGGTGAGGGAGGGCCTTGTAGTACCGGAACAAATCGCCTAGGCGGATCTTGTTGGTTGCCATGACAAGGCCCTCTTCAGTGTCAGCGGCGCTTGGGGAACATCAGGCGAAGTGCCTGGAGCCCCAACTGGATCCAGCTATTGGATTTGAGCTTGCTCATGCCGATCAGTTCGCTGCCGGCGGCAACGATGATGGCGGCGACAGCAATGGTCTTGTCGTCCATGAGAAATCAGTAGTTCCAATGAAGTTTAGCTGTAGTAGACAAGAGCGCCAGAGCACGTAATAGTTTCTACGGCTACCGTTCGGGTAGCCACTGCCGGGTATGGACCATCGCATTGAAGATGGCGAATACTTAAACAAAAAAGAGGCAAAGTTAAGGTTTAGGCAATCAATCCTGAGCGATTGGGATAACTGCTGCGCATATTGCGGGGATGACCTGGGGCGTGCCGCCACGCTGGATCACGTTCACCCAAAAATGAAGGGTGGTTTAACGCACCAGCAGAATTTGGTGGCGTGCTGTTTTGCCTGCAACATTGCTAAGTCGTCGGAGGATTGGATTGAGTGGTACAGGCGCCAGCCGTTTTGGACGGAGGAGCGGGAGGACCAGATTATTTATTGGGTTACTGGGGGTCTTGTGGCTTAGGGTCCCAGCCCATGCCTTCGAGGTACATCATGGCGATGTAGTGGTCTTCGGCGTAGCGGCAGATGCTGTCTTTGCAGGCGCGGTAGTAGATGTCGCCGCGTTCGTTCATCAACTGTTCCAGGCGGTAGCCGTCGCCGTGGTCAGTGGTATGTACGACGGCCATTAGCGGCGTAACTCTAGTTTGATAATACGAACGTCGTGATCTTTAACAGTGTCTTCTAGTTCACCAACGCGGGTTTTGAACTGTTCTTGGTTTTGGATAACGCGTTCCAGCTGGGATGGGACGGTGTAGACCAGATAGCCGATGCCGGTGATGGCGCCACCGGCGAGAAGTACGACGAGACCAGCGGCGGCTTCTTGCTTTACGCCCCGCCAAAAACTAGTGTCAGACGGGGTTTGGCTCACCGCAGGGAAATGCTCTACCTATATTTTATGCGCTGGTCCACTACCCCTTACCTTGCCCGCGCATCTTTTTCCTGCCGTGATTTGGCAGGCTGTGTTGTCCTTGGCCTTGCCGAGTGCGCTTTGGCTTGCCAGCTTTGTGTTCGACGCGGGCAGTTCCAGTCTTTGACTTAACAGCCATTGTTTAAAGGGGGAGAGCGCCAGTCTATGGGTTACACAATCACCCAGCTAGCTCCAGAAGGCACCGTGACAGTGGCGCCGTTTGCGATGGTGATAGGACCGACGCTCATGCCGTTGAAGTTGGTGGATAGCGTGTAGTTGGCGCTGATCGTGTTGGCGGTTTCGACAATGGCGCCAGCTGCGCCAGCCTGGGCGCCGTTGGTAATGCCGTAGCCCGAAAGGGTCGTGGGCTTGCTGGTGATTGAGCTGAACGCCGGGGCAATCGTGGCCGTCGAAGCTGCAGTGATCCGCCCCTTGGCGTCCACAGTCAGCACCGGTGCAACTGTTGCCGAGCCGTAGCTGTTTGCCGTGACGCCGCTGTTGGCAAGCGTCAGAGCGATGGAGGCGTTGGCCGAACCATCAACAGAGCCTGAGCCCGTGGCATCGCCGGTGTAGCTCAGGGTGCGAGCAGTGCCCCAGCTGCTGGTGGTGATGTTGGCGCTTCCGTTGAAGCTGGTGCCATTGATCGTGCGGGCGGTTTGCAGCGTTGTAGCTGTGCTGGCGTTGCCAGTTAGGGCGGCGGTAACTGTTCCAGCAGTGAAGTTGCCGCTGGCGTCGCGGGCGACAATCGCGCTTGCGGTGTTGGCGCTGGTGGCTGTGGTGGCGCTGTTGCTGACTTTGCCGGCCGTGCTGATTGTCGCCAACTTCGTGTCGGCAATAGCGGCAGAGGCGTTGATGTCGCCGTTGACGATCGTGCCATCAGCAATCATCGTGCTGGTGACGCTGCCGGTGTCGCCAGTGGTGATGATGGTGCCGCTGACGTCAGGCGCAGTCAAAGTGCGCGAGGCGGTAAGCGTTCCAGGGATAATCTCGACGTTTAGTGAGGTGGTGCCGCCGGCGCGACCGCGCAGCAGGATGCCGTCTTGTGTAGCCGCCCGACGGAAGATCTGGCCGGTGGCGTTGGTAAAGGTGTTAGCGCCAGTGAAAGCGTTGTTGCCGCTAAACATTGGTGCGTCGGTGATGCCGTAGCCGCTAACTGTCGTTGGCTTGCTGGCGATGTTGGTGAAGGTGTAGCCGGTGCAGTTGGTGAGCGTGCCGGAGGTGGGCGTGCCCAGCAGCGGAGTGACGAGGGTGGGGCTGGTGCTCAGCACGTTGCTGCCGGAGCCCGTGCTCGTGGTGACGCCCGTGCCGCCGTTGGCCACTGCCAAGGTGCCGGCTAGGGTGATCGCGCCGGTGGTGCCCGTGCTTGGGGTCAGGCCGGTGGTGCCGGCAGAAAAGCTGGTGACGCCGCCGGCGGTGCCGCCGATTTCGACAATCGAAGCGGTGCCGTTGTCTTTTTTGGTGTAGAGCTTACCGTCGAAGGTGTTGACGGCGAGTTCGCCCAGCTGCAGGTCGCCGACGGCTGGAACCTTACTGGATACTGCGGATCGCTTGATCCTGATGACGTTTGGCATGTGCCTTCCCGGTAGTGCCTATATAGGCGGGATCAACAGCGGAACGGCTTAGAAGCTGCCGCCGTCGATGGTGGAGTTGGTGTCGTGGTAATCGGTACCAGCCACAGCGGCGCTGAACGCTGAGGTGCCGTTGCCTTTAACCAGGCCGGTCAGGGTGGTGACGCCGGTGCCGCCTTGGGCCACCGCCACGGTGGTAAAGCCGGTGCCGAGTGCGCCGCTGGTGAGGGTGCCAACCGAGGACAGGCTGGACAGCGTGGTGACGGCGCTGTTGACCAGGGTGCCACTGGTAGGCAGGGTGACGCTGGTGTTGCCGGTGACCGTGAAAGAGGTGGTGAACGCACCAGAGAGAGTCAGGCTGCCGCCCAGCGTGATGGTGCTGGAGCCGTTGTTGACGCCAGTGCCGCCGTAGGTGGCGCCGATGACGCTGCCGTTCCAGGTGCCGGTGCCGATGGTGCCCAGCGTGGTAATGCTGGTTTGGCCGACGTAGGTGGAGGCAATGTCGATGGAGTCGGCATTGACCGTGATCCGGTTGCTGGTACCAACGGCGTCGATGGTGTTGCCGGTTTTGGTCAGACCTGCGCCAGCGGTGATTTGACCGGAGCCGGAAAACTGGGCGAAGGTCAGCGAGGTTGAGCCAACAACGATGGGGTTGTTGGTGCTGAGCACCCAGCCGCTGTCGGCATTGACCGTACCTTCTTCGACGAAGGTGAACATGCCGGAGGTGACTTCGGCGTCAGTGTCCGCATCGGTCGAGCGGGACCAGGTGCTGGCCGCCACCACATAGATGCCGTTGACACTAGCTGTGCTTTGGTCCTTGACCAGCACGCGGTCACCAGCGATTACCGCCACACCGTCGATGGTCTGCGTGCCAGACAGCGTGATGTTGGCGGTGGTGGCAGCACGGACGCTTGCTTTTACGTCAAGCCCGCTGCGGGAGGCGTCCACATACGCCTTGGTGGCCGCGTCGGTGTCAGCAGTCGGCGTTGCTAGGTTGGTGATCTTCTGGCTGTTCAACGACACCGAGGCGGTCGGCGCCGCCATCTGATCCAGGCGGCTGGTGCGGACTTGGGTGTCGAAGTCGCTGATCTTGGCGGCAGTCAGCGTCGGAATGTCGGTGGCGCTGAGCGTGGTGCCGGAGGTGACGCGGCCTTTGGCGTCGGTGGTGACCTTGGTGTAAGTACCAGCCGTGCCAACACTGGCTAGCGTCAAGGTGACGGAGGTGGTGCCGGAGCCGGAGGCATCACCAGAAAAACTGATGGTCTGGTTGCCGGTGATGTAGTTCTGCGCCTTGACGAAGGCGGTGGTGGCAATCTTGGTGCTGTTATCGCTTGCGGTTTGCGTGGAGGCAGTGGCGGTCGAGCCGGTGAGATCGACGCTGCCGGTAAATGTTTTGTTGCCGGTGACTGTTTGGGTGGTGCTTAGGGCGAGGTATGCACCAGAGCCGGCGATTGCGGGGGTGGTTGTGGCAGTGCCGCCGACGCCGCCGGTGCCCTTACCGTAGTACAGAATATCGTCAACTTCGTTGTACGCCAGCTCGGCGTTGGCCAACGAGCTGGGGGCGCCAGGGGAGCCGCTGGTGCGACGCTTAATCCGAAGGGTGTTGGCCATGGCTTAGTAGTTTCCGCCGTCGGAAAGTGTTGGAACGGTCCACAGGGCGTCCGCCTTAAATGTAGCGGCGCCTGCGTCGTAGTACACGAGGCTCTGATCTACTTTAGCGGTGGTATCTACGACAAGACCGCCTGGACCGGCGGGACCAATCGGACCCTGTGGACCTTCGGTGACGGCGGTGACGGTGGTTGTTTGTGGGACTTGAACGACAGTCGTTGAGCCAGCGGCAGTAACATCGACTGTGATTTCAGTTGTTGTTACATTTACGCTGGTCATGTCGTATAACCCTGAGCAACGTAAATAATGCCTTCAAGGTAATACTCTTTTAGGCCGTTGGGATTAGTTAGAAGAACGTCGTAATGCAGTTCGTCGGGAAATAATGCTGTCTGTTCATCTGTTAATGACAGCGTTACCGTTCCAGTTGAACGGTTTGTGTAGGCAACTGTGAAGTCGGCGTATTTTGTGGCGCGGTCGGTGCTCCAAGCTTGGGAGGCGACGGTCCAGCTTGTCAGGTTTATAGCTGCCCCAGCACTGTCTTTGAACTGCAGTTGAACGCTGTAGTCAGCGCGTCGCTGCAGGGTGATGTTGTAAAAACCAGGCAAGATGGCCATCAGTCGATACCCAGCAGCTCCTTTAACTCACTTACGGTAAGTCCGCTGGCGGCCAGCTTTTCAGCAGGCGTCAGCTCGGGGACGGGATCGGGCTCGGGGCGAGATTCGATCTCCGCGATTTCTTCGGCGGTCAGTTCGACGATTTCCTGCTCGCCGGTTTGAACGTCAACAACGATGCGGTGCATGGGTCAGCCCTCGTAAAGGATGTTGATGGTGCCAGCATCAAACGTGTCGGTGCCGTTCACAGTGGTGATGCGGACGCGATCTAGGGTGCCGGAGAGGGATTTGTTCCCTTGGGCATTTCCCGTTGCAGTAGTGTTAGAAAAGCCGCATCCCCCACCGTAAACCCAGGTGTTTGTAGCTGAACTAAACAAAGAAAAGTTGATGAGCCCTGAAATACTGGAAGCAGCAGAAAAGGCCGCGCCATAAACCTGAACGCCAGCTGAATTAGCAACACTGGCAACGGTTGAAGCCGCCACGGCCGAAGTAGACCCTGTGTAGCCAGATGTCTCTATGCCGCCACTTGTTCCAAGTTGGACCTGTACGATGCTCGTTCCACTCGTACTCACCCCCTGAAACATCACCGTAATCCGCTTCACCCAACTCGGGATGCTGGTGAAGTCAATCGACGTGCCACTAGTCGAAGCAACTGCAGTGCCCGACTTGATCGTGCCTTGAATTGTGGTGCCGGTGATTGTGGTGCTGCTGAGCGTGGCAATCGTGGCGCTGCCGTCAGTCGCCAGCACGATGTTGTTGCTGCCGGAGCTGGGGTTCTTGAGGTTGGTTGTAGATAGCGTGCTCATGATCAGCCCTCGTAGAGAATGTTGATCGACCCGGCGTCAAAGGTGTCGGTGCCGTTGACGGTCGTGATGCGAACGCGATCTAGGGTGCCGGAGAGGGCTTTGCCGCCAGCAGAGTGGACAAGCAAGGTAGTTGCGTCGGTCCTGTGGAAAAGACCATTACTCACAAAAGTGTTTCCACTCAGCTTATTTATGCTAAGGCTGCCTACAAAGACAACAGTCGCACTACCAGCTCGTACAATTATTCCTGCCGTAGATGCGATATTGGTGACTTGCGGCGCATCAGAAACAGTTTGGCTATTACTCTGGTAACCCGTTGTCTCGAAGCCTGATGTAGTTCCTAGTTGAATAAGTATTGAGCTAGTTCCGCTAATGCTTACCCCACTAAACATCACCGTCACCCGCTTGACCCAGCTTGGGATGCTGGTGAAGTCGATGCTGGTGCCGCTGGTGCTGCTCTGAGCGGTCTCCAGCACCATCCGCCCGCGATCAGCAAAGCTCAGGGTGCCGCTGCCGTTGGTGACCAGCGCCTGATCGGCGGAGCCATTACCAGTCGGCAGCACCAGCGTGTTCGACCCAGCCACCGCCGGAGCGTCGATCTCGGTGTAACCCGATGTGCTGCCGTTTAGTCTGAGTGTCATTGGTTTGCCTCCAGGGCGGTCTTGATTTCGTCAGGAGTAGACGCGCCTTCGATCACGTCTTGGATTAGGGCGTACTTATCGCGTATCTGTTGGCGGGCTTCTTCCGCTGCGGTGGCATCAGCACCAGGAATCTGCTTCATGATCACCTCGTCGTAGGGGGCGAACTCGTCAGCGCGTTGCTCGCGGCGATGGTCGTGGCCGATCTCTTTGCACTTATCGAGGTCGTGCTCCACACAGCAGTCGCCCATGACCCACGCATTGCGGAAGTAGCGGTCGCTGGGGATGTCGGCTTCGTCCACGATCTCGTAGGGCACGCCTTCGGGTACATCCTTCGCGGCGACTTCTTCGATGGGCAGCTCGCCGGTGGGGATGATCACCGCGACGCCGCCTTCAGGTGTGGGGTAGATGATGCGGTTCATGGTGATTAGCGGAAAACAGAGATAAGGACATAAGCTAAGTCAACAATTTGGCTACTAAAACGACCTGTGATAACGCGTACTGCAGAAGTTGACATTGTTGTCGCTGCGCTGGTTTCCGAAGGCGCTTTAATCACTACCACGTTGGAGCCAGGGTCGCCGTTGCCAACGCTTGTTCCAATTCCAACAACTGCATAGTTTGCATCCGCCAACGCAGACGTGAAATTGACCGTATAGTCGCCCGTCCCGTTATCCGTAATACTGCTCACGTTGTAGCTGGCGCGGATCGACACGGTGCTAGTGCCGTTGAAGTTGACCCACGCTTTGCAGAGTTGTCCCTGCTCAGTGGTGCCGATCTTGGCGAAGGTGACAGCATTGGCAGCCAGCACATCAGTGTCAACCGTGCCATCAGGGATACCCCCGACGCTGATGCCAGTGATTGTTCCAGAGCCGTTGATTGCGATTGGCATGACTTACACCACCACCCAAGAGGCGCCCGAGGGCACCGTAACGGTCACCCCGGAGTTAATCGTGATCGGTCCGGCTGACATGGCGTTTTTGCCCGTGCTCAAAGTATAATCGGTGGTGACCGTCTGGCCATTCTCGTAGAAGATGTCATCAGACGATCCACCCGTTGCACCGCCGCCGATTGCGCCCCAGGCGCTGGCTTTGTAGCCCTCGAATTGGTTGAGGGTGGTGTTGTACCGGATCATCCCGTTGACCGGGGAGCCGGGGCGTTGGCCGGTGGTGCCGTCCGGCAGTTCAAGCGCCGTGGTGGTGCCGAGGATTACGTCGCCGGTGAACGTGGCACCAGCCAGAGATGCCAGACCAAGGTTCGTGGAGGCCAGCGTGCCAACGGTTACGAAAGCCGAGTTGGCGGCATTGCGGATTTTGAGCAGGCCGGTGGTGGTATCTGCCCAGAGCTGGAAGGCGTAAGTAGTGGTCGGTGCAGTGGCGCCACTATTGATCGTGGCGATTGCAGCAAGGGCACCGTTGAGGTCTGAACGGACTGCCGCCCCTGTGCCGTTGGCTATGACGTAATCGTGCTGAGCCACGAATCAGGCGTCCTTTAATACAAGAAGTTTAGCCCTGCCGTCCATATCCGGTTGCACTCCATGTGAAGTTGCGGGTGACTGGACTGCCGCCGGAGTTGAAAAAGCTGATCTGGAAGCCGGTGCCAGTCACGTTGGAGATCTGGAAGTAATCGCCGGCCTGCAGGTTTTGTGCCGTCACACCGACGCTGGGCAGATAGGCGTTCAAACCGCCGATGCTGGCCGTCCCAGTAAAGAACGGGTAGGGAAAGGTCACGGCGGTGTTGGTGGTGCCGCTCGCTGCGGCGTTGCTCTGCTCGGTCCGGCGTTGGACGGTGGCGAGGTAGCCCAGCTCATCGACAAGGATGTTTTCGGCAACGTCGTTGCTGGTCAGCGTGGTGCGGAACTGGAAGCCACGGCCACGGAAGGTGCCATTGACGAACGGCTGCCATGCGTTCCAAGTCGGCGTGCCGCTCGGGTTGTCGGTGGTGCTGCGGAGTTCGAGGATGGCGTTTACCGCGTCGATCACGCCGCCGTCCCAGTCGCTCCAGTCATCCACTTTGGCTAGGCGGCTGTCGATCAGATCGCTGGGGTAGTAACCACGGGTGACGAAGTAGCGGCTGAAGTCGATGGAGAAAGTGTTGCCGAAATCAACGGTGGTGGCGAAGTCGTAGGTGCCGGAAGACTGCACCGAACCCATCACGTCGAAGGTGGGCAGCAGATCCACATCAGGCACGTCATCCAGCAAGTCCGAGCCATCCAGCGTCAGGGCGTCAAACTCCTCGCTGTAGAAGGTGTTGGTGCGTGTGCCCTGGAACGGTGGCGCATCTTGATCTTCGCGGCGATTGATCAGC